TAGACCACACCTTCCGCAAGTATGGGAAGTTTGTGTAGGTGGACTGTATTGTTCCAAGTACAGTTGCAAGACGGACCTTTCTTGTAAGGTCTTCCAAACCGTCTGTCGCACGGATGACAACCTCTGTAAGATTACAGAACTGATTCGGCCTAAGAATGATTTCTGAGCATGGGTTTGTTCCGAACTCATAGCAAGACTCTCTACGGCCATTCTTTGCAGCTTGTTTGATTGATGCTTCTCTATTAAATATACCTCTTTCACCACTACCACTCTCCATTAGGGCTGTCCACTCACGCATGAATGCCATGCTGTCTGGTTTCTCTGAATAAGATACAGAGTTATTTGCCAATGCTCTGTGTGCTGCATTCTCCCACCAGTTACCTGACTTGGCATGACGCATACGATCATCACTAAGATTACTTAATGAAATCATGGCACTACGGCGTACACCACCGACCACTACTACCTCACCAATCTTACACATAAGATCATGACACTCTAGGCTGGACAGTTTGCGTCCCTGTGCCTGTCGGAATGTAGTGACAGCAAAGTTAAACAGATCAATCAATGGGGCAGGACCAGATGCCCTACCACCGAATGTCTTTAGTCTTGCACCTGCTGGCCTGACTTTAGACACATCCCACTTGGGAATTTCGCCAGCCCATAGGAGTGCCAACACTTGTCTCAGCCCTTTAGCCCATCCTTCCTTGCTGTCCTTGATGACAACAGTCGTATCACTTTGGAAAAGAGTAGGAACATCAGGGAGTTTAGCAATGAACTGACGCTCAACACTGAAACCAACCCCCGTCCCGCAAAGCAAGATGAACATAGCCTCATCGAAAGACTTAGGATCATCTACGGGTAGGTAACTACAGTTGTACATACAGGTGTTGTCTCTGTCTGCTGCCTTACCTGCTGTCATTAGTGACCTCATACTAGGCATGACCTCAAGGCTCAGTATAGCATCACGCATTTCATCTAGGTCAACAGGCTTGAGCCATGTCTTAGCAATGTTCTGTAGGTAACGTTCTACAGTCTCGCCCCACGTTTCTCTACGTCCTTCATCGTCTAGCCATCGTGCATAGCGGCTAGTGGCAATGAATGTCTGGTAGTCACTAGGCAAATAGTTATTGTTCATCAGTTGTTATCCTCATCTTGGTTATACTTATACCATCTATATCATATATGTAAGCATATATAGCTTCATTTATTTCTTCTTCAACACTACCATCTACAGGTACAGGATAGTCTTCCTCGTCAATGTCAAGACTTATTAATACTCTAGCTTTCATCTTCTAGCTCTTGAATTAAACGGTCTATGTACCAACGTGCCTTACGTAAGTCTTCAATACCATTCTTGTAAGGCCACCGCCAGATATACTTGAAGGCATTTTGCCAACAGTAAGCATGGTGTGGCTCTACGTATGATCCCTCTGACATTGCCTTCATTGCATCAATGCATTCAATCCCCCCCGAATTATACTGTGGGGGATGATTGACTACATCTGTTGGTAATTCTTTCCACTTAGCCATTATGCATTGCCTCTTGTCTTAGATGTTAGGGTTAGTACGTTACCGTCTGCTGTATAGTTAGGCTCATCTGCAACATCTGGTACTTCATCGTTTAGTCTATTAGTTACATAGCTATGCAGTGCGTCCCTTACATACTCATCCTCTTCTATGACAGGTATAACAGAACACAACATGCTGCACAAGTGAGAAAGATATGCAAAGTCTTCTTCACCCAAAGGATTTTCTTCTGATGACACAAGAGATACCTGAACATCCCCGTCCCATGTACCGTCCTCATGGTAAGGGGTAATACGTATCACAAAGTCCTCTGGTTTTAGATCGTTTAGTATGTCTTTTAAATTCATCTACTTCCTCACTATCTTAGGGTGTGGGTAGGCAACAAACTTTGTGCCTAGTGCCTTACCCTTTTCTTTTAACCATGCTTCAGGTATGATCCTATCATAGCAATCAAAACCATACCTGTCACACCATACACCATAAGAACTTTTAGCACCCTTACTTAGCTTACGTCTACTGTTTTCAAACACGAACCGTATGTCTAGGTTAGGGTGTTGCTTTTTTACCGCAAGGTGCTTTCGTCTATCGTTAGCTGTGAACAAACCCTTGGCTTCAATGATAATACCGTTAGGTAATATGAAGTCAGGGGTGTATGTTCTGTACGTCAGGTCTTCCCACTCAATCTTAATGGCTTCATACTTGGCATCAACGCCTAAGTCTTTTAAGTATTTGCCTAGTGTTACCTCTAAACCACTCCTGTAACCGTACTTTCTAGCTGCACGAAAGCTCTTGCCATTCATCACCGCCAGAATAGATGTCGGCTAGGCTGTACTATCCAAGGATTATGTGTCAGGTTTAACTTGGTCAACTCTTCCTGAACTACCTTGTCCATTTCATTACGTGCCTCAATAGCCTCACGTAAAGCACCGTACTTCTTTTTCTTTAGGTCTGCCTTGGCTTGCTGCAGATCATCCTCCATCACAGCAATAGCTTCTTCTATATCCTTTACTTCATCTTCATTGAACATTAAAAGTCTCCTACCTTTAAGGTTGAGTAGTCACCCCAACCAGTGCCATAATTACCCGACTTGTTAGCTTCCGCTATAAGGGCGAGTGTTTCCTTAACCTTCTTGGTTGCCTCTATCATTAACTCAGGTGACACTACATGCAGGTGAGCCATGTAAGGGGCAGTCTTTTCAATGGCTATAAAGCTAAACTCTTTAGCCTTTAGGCCAGCCAGTTTACAAGTAAGCATATAGAAAGCAGCTTGTACATGATAATGGTACTTACCAACTTGTTCCGCAAAACCTTTTGGCGAAGCATCAATAGTAGTTTTAATGTCAACGATCTGTCCTGTCTCTGGTATGTATAAATCTGGCCTTGTCTTGATGTTCAGACCACTCACAGGATCAACCGTAAACACACTGCTTTCTGTTACCCTTTCCTTGTGTGTCAGCAATGCATTGCACACTGGATTATCAAGTGCTGACTGACACATCTTGTTATGTACATGATATTCTACCTCTGTTAGTACAACCTCGTCACCTTTCTTGTTGGCATACAAGTCTTTGTACAGCTTAGAGGTACGAGTCTTTGGTCCTTTGGTTACTAGGTCACGCTCTGGTTCAAGTAACGTGGCATGTACTGCACTCCCCAATGCAAATGCTGGGCTATCGCCCAATGGTTTCTGTGCCATGTAGTGTGCAAGCGATTGCTTACACACCGTTTTAATGGCAGACGAAGAGTATCCTACCTGATTGCGGTAGTCCTCATTTGACATGTCGTAGACAATGCCCTGTGGTGGCATAGTCAGACTTTCCCAAGGTGATTCAAACATTATGCAAACGCATCTTCATCAATGTCCACCAGATCATCTACAATGGCATCTGGGATTTCCTCATTGTCATGTTGCATCTTGTCTCCCCATTCGTTTAAGATGTATTGATTGTAGTTGGCGATCCATGCCATGAAGTCAGCAAAGGTAGCCTGTGTGTCATTATCCATGTCCAGTGTAGACATAAGATCAAGGTCTGCTGTAGGTAGATAGAAGCAACTACCATTAGGTAGGTCACGCTTTTCTGTACCACAAGAAATGTAGTGCTGTGGTGGAAGGCGTTGCATCTTACCCAACTTGTTGAACACATTACCGAATGTCTTGAAGGCATCACGGTTTTCAATCTCGTAGATAAACGGGATCGTGTCTGTCTCTACAGGATTACCTTGTGCATCAGTAGGGTTGACCATATCTACAGTACCAAACAAGGCACGTACTCGTTTGATAGAGCGAATAAGTTCCTTCATAGTTTCAGGTAGGCTACTGAAGTCTTCAATCCAACCAGAAGGTTTACCACAGTTAAAGCCACCGTCATTGTCTTTCATGTCAGTGTTAAGGGTATCACCCATCACTGTCTTGACATAACGATTAGGTGTAGTGTCATTGCCCATGACAAACTTCTTGTGCAAGAAACGCTGTAAGAATGGGCGAATCTTTACCTGTTCAGCAAAGTAGGTAGGGCCATCAGGAATCTCTAGCTTGTATGTGCCGCCCTCTACTACCTCGACATTGACCTGCTTGCCCTTGACCTCTGCCTGCCCCATGACAGGTGTGTGGTTGATACGAAGACGAGCAAGAGAACTTGCTTTCTTTTCTGTAGATGCAGCTTGGCCCATGCCCATTGCTTTTGCCATAGCTGCGTAGTTGTTAGTGTCGATTGTTGTTACTTGATTTGTCATGTGTATGTTCTCCTTAACACTGATCGAATTTTGTAGTTATATCATGCTACGTCTTTTGTGTCAAGCCAATTCGGACCAATCTTTGCCTCTAATAATAGAGGAATGTTGAAGTCTATATTCCATTTCTTGTTGACAATAGAAATCAGCCTGTCGTTTGTTCTGTCTATGATCTTTAGTACCTTGTCTGTCTCATCAGGATGTATGTCAAGTACCACACTGTCATGTACTGTGTTGACGATACAACTCTGCATCTTGTTTGCCTCTAACATCTTGTCAATGTATATCAGACATATAGGTACAATGTCAGCCGTTGCAAAGGATTGCACTGGATAATTTTTTATCTGTGTGAAATATGTCACACCTCCATGTTTGTTA